CACTGCGGCTTTAGGAGGCGTTCCCCCAAGAGCTGACCACCCAGTGTCTGTATCTAAATCGGTGAGGTATTGCGGCACGTTATTGGGTGTCACTGCAATTATCATGCTATTGTAGCGCTCAAACCGCCAAACGTGGTCAGTGCCGAGCGCAGTGTAGCCAGTTGTTTCCGTAACCGTTCCAGGAACACGCGTAAACAGCCGCGTGGAGCTTCCGCCGACGATTAAGGGGGTGCTGTCAGTTTTCACAAACAAAGCCGCTCCTGCCGCCGTTTCTGTGGTTACGTCTCCCGTTCCAGCTGGTGATTCAAACTTGGTATAGCCCCCGCTTGAAGGATAAACGTTTTTAGCCACAACAACGCCAGGGTTCCTGTAATCCGCTTGATCTGGCATCCATTGGCCTAGATGAATTTCAAAAGACTGCATTAAACCTTAACCCCCGGCCTGCTAACCATTGGCCCGCTGTTGCGGTTCTTGCGGTCGGCTTTCAAAATGCCGTCAAGCGTGGCTGAATAAACTTTGTCATAGCTTCCGGCGAGCTCAATGTCCTGCTTCCATACCGCCGCATGACGCAAAGCCGAATACATAAACAGCGAAGGGTGTGCCGTGATAACGTCATTAGTATCAGTCGCCCCCGAGAAATCCGCCAGCTTGGTGTAATACCGAAGCTTAAGCGAATAGGTGCCATCAGGGGCGGGCATGAGGTTAAGTGAGCTGTTAATCACTGAGTAATAGTATGGCTTGCCAGAGCTATCGTGACGGATTGCCATTGATTGATCTGTAATAGGCTGCATCGCAAGGCGTGGCGTAGCATCCACATAAAGGCTCTCAACGGCCATGAAATCATTGGGCAGGGTTACAGTTTCACTTGTAGCCGATAGCGTGGTGCTGGCTTGCATTTCCAAAATACGCAAATCGCGGTTAATGTCCGCCATCATGAAGGAATAGACGTAATCAGGCACATCGGAGCGCCCTAAAGCGCTTTCAACGTTTGATTTCAGGGTCTGGAAGTCCATTAGATGCCCCCGCTCGTGGTTCTGAACTTGGAATAGTCAGAGTCACGCAACCGAGCCACAAGCAAATCATTTAATCCGCTCATGTTGCCAGGCGCAATCATGCCCTTGTCTGTCCACTCTTTAAGCCAAGCATTGTAAACCACCGAGGGAATACGCCCAACAAGCCGCCCGCCATCGCTTCGGCCATCCGTTTCATTGCGAATACGGGTTGCGGCGTTGATAATAGGGGCCACGTCTTGAACCTGCTCACGGTAAAACTCAGTATCGTTAGCAAGCCCATCGTGATAGCGCTGGAAAACGCCATCTTGTGAGCCTTTATGCCAGCGTTTTTCCATTAGTAAGTCACCTCCGAAACCCAAAGCGTGCCGTCCGCACTATCACGAATAGCCGATACCTTCTCGCCACGGCGAATAGACATAAGCATTTGCGTATTGGCTGGAACAAACATGTCGGCCGTGGTGGCAACAGGCGTGCCAGCAAATTGCACATGGCAATCGGTGGATGCCCAAATCAACACGCGGGTGATCTGGGCACCTACGGCGGTAGTTGTGGCGGCTGCTGTGGCTGTGTAAGCGACTGATTGCGCCCCGCCCAATACGGGGTAAGGCACACGCGCGTCATTGCGGCTAGACATTTAAGCGTCCTTCTTCTTCATGGCCTTCATCGTGTCTTTAATGAATTTCGCCTCGTCAGCCGGAAGCATAAGCGCCCCGCCCTTTACCATTTTACCACGGGAAGTGTGAATGTTGTTAACTGTGCACTCAACCCTAACTTCTTTTGAATCTGCCATTGTAATCTCCAATCAAATATGGGGGCGAGGTTATCCCGCCCCCGTCTCGGTTATGCTGTGGTCAGGTCAAAGACCCCGCCATTGGCAAGCTCATTGCGGCAAACCAGCGTGGCCTCGGCAACAATGTGGAACTTGTCCGCATCACCAGTCTTGGCCAAAGCCTCATCAAACATTGGCCGGAGATCAGCCCATGCCCACATATCCGTGGTGAGAACCAGCGCATCGCGCGCGCGGACATGACGGGAAGGCTCATAGCGAACCTTGCCAAAGTCATACTCATACACGTCAACATATGCGGTTACCTTCGCATCCTCGCCCTTGTCGAAACGAGTGCTAGAGCCTGTGAAAGCAGAAGCGGCTTGCTTGTTGAAAGAGCCAAGGAATACGCAATCTGGCTTCTTGCCGGAGTTGTCGTAAATCGAGGCTAGCACGCCCTTCAGAATTGCCTCGGTAAAGGCCCGCTGTGTGCCATTAGTCCGCGCGTCCGTGCCGTCACCAGTAGCGTCAGAACCACCAACGCCTGCCGAGGTGTTGCTTGTGAGCCATGTCGGCACACCAGCCATCTCTCGGGCCGTGGTGGCGTTACCAGCAACACGGGCGTTATTGGCAAAAGCCGACATTTCCATGTCAGTTTTAAGCGCCTTGCCCTTACGCAATTTCTGATAGGCTTGCTCACGTCCGCGACCTGCACGGGTGGTTGCCTCAAGCGTGCCGGGAATGGTTACGGCTTTCTTGAGAATTTGGGTGTAGTTCCCCAAGCGAACTGTCGGAGATACCGCACCAGCTGTGGTGTCGTCACCCTCAATCGCGGCATTGGTTGCGCTGGGCGCGTCAAGGCCATCAGTTTGCCACTCGTGGTAAGTGCCTTTGGCCTTCACTTTGCTCATCTTGGACAGGAAAGGCGTTTCGTCTGGATCAACATTATAAATGCCGTCAAACAGGTCTTCTCGGATACCTACTGCATCGTAGGTGTCAAAGGTATTGGCTGGCTGTGCCATGGTGTAACCCCTTAAAGGTTTATCAGCTTATCCATAGAGCATTTTCAAATGCTCATCCATAGAATGTGGCTGGTTCAGTTTGCGATTTGTGGTCGCTTTCCGTTCAGCCTGCACATCAGCCTTGCCCTTAACCTTGCCGGGCCTAAGAACCTTCGGAGCTTTGGTTAGCTTCTTTTCAATCACCGCGTTCTGGCTCTGCATCGCGTCGTACCGCGCTGCTTTTTCCAAAAGAACGGCCAACCGAAAATCACTCGACCCGTCATACTCTTCAGGCGTAAACCCTGCCGCCAGTGCTACATCGCGGCGATTGGTGGCGTTCTTTATGAACTCGCCATCTTGCTGCCATTCAGGAATTGCCGCAACAGCCAATTCAGCCGTCTTGCGTTGGAATTCCTGCACTCGCCTAGCTTCATCCTGCTGCAATCGAGCTTGGGCTTCTTGCCGTTGCTGCTGCTGCTGGTTCCACTTTTCCTTCGCGGGCAAATACTCAAGCGGTTTTTCCGCCGCCATCTTTACCCAATCCGGCTCAGGTTCAATGCTTTGTGCAAGCTGCTCATCGAGCAACCGTTGTTTCTCCGCAATTCCAGCCAATTCTTGCTGGAGTGTCGCGCGCTCTTGCTGAATCGTAGCTTCCATTTGCTTACGCTCGGCAGCAATCTCTTGCGTCTTGCGGGTATAATCGGCTTGCAACTGGTATCCTTTGGCCGCTTCCGCGAGGTTAACCCGTTTTTCCTCGCCATCAACAATCACGGGAATTGTAACTTCACCGTATTCGTCAAGGGTTAGGTGCTGGGGTTCCTCCGGCTCCGGTTCGGGGTCGGTCGTTTCGTCAATTTCTTCATCTTGGGCAGCATCGGCTTCAATTTCTTGATCCGGCGCTTCGTCTTGTTCTGCGTCTGGCGCAGGTGCTTCAACACTTTCAGCAGTTGGCCCTTCAACATCATCTGTTTCAGGCTCTGCGAATTTAGCATCAAGCAGTTGATCAATCGTTTGCGGTCCAGTTTCCTGATTATCGCTCATCGGTCGTCCTCTTGGTTATGGCGGACAGGTGCCGCCCATTTAGCAAGAATAGATTCAACCCGTTCAAGGCCTTTGTATTCCTGCCAGCGTGACTCCCGCCCCTCTGGGGTGGTGGAAGTAAGTAACCTATTATTAACATCAGCCTTGGCCTGTGTCAACGCCGCCATGATTACACTGTCATTCAAGGTGTTGTTGGCCGCGTGGGCGCGTTGGGTTTTATCTACCATTGGTCAAAGCCACCCCATCCACACGCTCGTTGAATTGCTTGGCCTCGTCAGCTTCTATCTTTGCAGCGGCAAGGTCGCGCTCTCGATGGTCTTTCATCATCATATCAAGGCGCTTGGTTTCAGCCTCCATCTTCTTAATCTCTATTTCGGCCAGCTTGGCGTTCAAGATATTCTCGGATTTCTTCATATCAACCTGCGCCAGCATCATGGCGGGGTCGGGCTGTGGTGGCTGCTCAGGCTTGGGTGGAATGTTGGCAGGATCAGGGAAAAACGCCTCTACATCCTTAAATCCGCTAAGTTCAACCATTTTACTTAGTGTGTGAAATAAATGCTCCGGCCCTACACCGCCAATGGCAAAGGCCTCTTTCTGCTGGCCAAGTATCATCCCGAGCCGCTGGAATTGCACGTCTCTATCACCAGTGCCAAGGCCCACATTAACCGTCATGTCAGTGCGTGATTTCCATGTGCGCGGGTCAACCTCCACCCACTCGTTGTTGAGCTTCATGGCAATGCTTTTCAGCGGGCCGCTGCGCAAGTCCGCGTGCATATCCTGAAACATCGGAGCTACGGCAGTTTCGGCAAAGATACGGGCAATCATTAGGATTTTCTTCTGAGAAGCCGCCATAACCGCCTTTGTGCCGCCAAAGGTGCTTTTGCTTAGAGCATTGGCGTCAAGGCCTTGGTTAAACTTAGAAACGCCGCTGCGCTCCTCTCGCAGGCTGTCAACGTATTGAATCCCCATGAGCGATTGCGGCGCGGTGCTTGTTGGCGGAAGCTGCTGCAATGATGCAATCCCACCGGATATTCTAATAACCCGCCCCGGCCTTGTGACAGCCAAGTCCTGATATGTGGCATCGCTGGCTTTGTCTTCATCCATTACAATGTCAGCGTTATTGCTGCCAACAATGTTATCAACCATTTGCCGAACTAACACAGTCCGAAGCCTCTGCAAGTCTTCAATCAATTCGCCCATAGAAAGGCCATAGTGCTTATGCGGGATGGGCAGCGGGCAAGCCGTGTTGAATGGAACCTTGCGAATTTCTTCAATCGCCTGCTTGCCGTTGCGCTTCAGGATTTCCCCACCAGTGCCTCCAGTGAATATTTGCAGCAATTCAGCCACGCCATCACCATCCCTATCGGCCATGATGTAATTCTCAAATACCTGCACAACCCGCATTGCAACTTCAGTGCTGGAATTGATATTGCTTTCATCCGCCTTATTGCCAGAAAACCGCGTTTCAGCCTCTTCCGTTTGAAGCTTCACATCAATCTCGGGCAGGGCTTCAACCTGTTTGCGGTCAAAGCCCATCTCGATCAGTTCTGATACCGTCTTTGTGGATCTGTGCGCAACATATGGGCAACCATCAAACGAAAGCTTGTTCCAAAGCGGGCTGACAAGGATTTCCTCCGGTGGCACTGGCTCGATCTTGTATTGCTTTAGCTCCCTTGTTATCCGAAGCTTAAAGCCGATGGGTTCCATTTCAACGCCACCAACGCCGCCTTCGGGAATCATGCCCATAGCCATATCCTCGGGCGCGTCCTCTTCAACTTCTGGCCCGCCCCAGCGCTCTATGATCTCCACCTCGCCATCCTCTTGCTCGATAGATGACAGTATTTGCATTGCCTCTTGTGGTGAAAGGTCGTCATAGCTTTCAATTTCGGTGACGGTCCGCTCGTCCCAATAGCGCTTCACATAGCCATTCTTGAGCATCAGCGCATCGGTGAACCATGAGTAAAGCACCATGAAGCCGTTATTCTGTTGCTGGAATATGTAATTGCAAACATCGGTTTCTTGCTTGGCCGCGCCCACATCTTCAGCGCCTTGTGGGGCAAATTCCACAACATTGTCCCCGCCAAAGAATATATCCATCAATTCGGGTTTGATGCTTTCGATCGTATCGCGGACATCAGTCATGACAATCTGCGAGCGGTCTTGCACCTCATCGCCGTATTTCTCGCCGTTGTATCGGTCCATCAGGCTGGCCCGGTGCTGGCCAATCGTGGAATTGAGAGCGCCAACAGCATTACTTTGGTTTGCTGCGAGTAAAGCCTCTAGGGCTGCTTTTGTCATTTTAGCCATTGGCCATGTCCCCCAATTCTGGATAAAGATCTCTAGCCACGTCTTCTACCATTGTATCGTCTGTTAGATGGCCCGCGTCAACGCCAAGCTCGGTGTAAATCACAGGAACACCGCTCCTAAACGACATGTAGCCAACTTTTCCTGCTATATCTGGCCTCTCCTGCACAAGTTTGCGCCAGAACATTTCCCATGTTATTTTACCACTCATGCCATCGTTCCTAACGGTCTAAGAATTGGGGCCGAGTTAGTCCGCCGCCGTGTCATATGCGGGAATAGCTCGGTATACGCCCACACTAGCGCATCTACACGGTCAGGGGAATAGCCCTGCGCCTTGCGGTCAAAATCGCTCGTAAACGCGCAAAGCTGGTCTTCAAGATCGGGGAAATCACCCGAATGGTAAACCTTCCCGCGCTCATACAGTGCCGCAACTGGTTCAGCTCGCACATACTTGCCGCGCGTGGCCCTCACGGCCTTGTAGGGTATGTCTGGCCTGTGCGCCCGAATTACAGTCTCTACCATGTCACCGCCTTGGTTCACCTCGGCCACAATGCAGTCAGCATCTAGGTAATCATAGAGTGCAATCGCCTTTTTGGCCCAGTTATCGGGTGAATACTTACCACTATCATCGGCTAAAGTATAGCCATTTCCTGCCCCGTCTATTCCAGCGGCTACAATTCCGGTTTCATCCGAGCCAATATTGTTTGACACTGCCGGATCAATCGCCACAACAATGCGGGCCATATCTGGCAGGTTAGCCACCCGCTTGATAAGATTGCGCCGCCAAAGGGCGTTCTCTGCATCCTCAACGTATTCACCAGAAAAGAAGCGTTTCTTCGCCCTGTCATTCATGCTCTCAAGGTCAGCTATGTAATCAGCCGATAGGTTAGGCAAGTTGTCCATCGGGTTAATCACACCCCAAGCGTATTGCCTAGGGTCAACAGGCCGCTCCCCGTCAGGGTCTATCAGGTCTCGCCATAGCCTATAGGTCCAGTGATTGCGCGTTGTTGGGTTCAGGTCGTTGTAATCCCGTTGGCTCAGGAAGCCGCCGTCTAATGTCTTGACCTGCTGCGCCAGCCGTGAGCGTAAAAGCGTGTGCGCCGAATAGTTAATCTCTGAGCACTCATTTTTGTAGATCGTAGCATACTCGTTGCCAAGAATGCGCTCCATTGCCTTCTCGTCATTCAACCCACCTATCCATATTTCTGAGCCGTTTGGCAGCTCAAAGTAACCATATTTTTCATTCCACGTGATTTCCAATCCGGAGTAGCGCATGCGCGCAACCGCTGGAACAGTGGCCATATTGCCCCGAGCAAGAGCAGCCCGCGCCGCGCTGCCCTCCTTCCGGACTATCAGGTGTTTGGATCGTGGCGCGTAAAGGGCGCGGTCTAGTGTTACTCCTGAGAATAGAACAGTTTTGCCGGATCGACTACCACCGTATAGCAAGTTGAACCGAGCGCCAGTTGTTAGAACCTCGTCAAGTGCCTTTTGCTGGCCTTGGTTCCAATTAAAGTTTGCGGACATCTGAACCTATGGTGATATTAACGTCACCGTGCACCCTATCAACCAGCAACCCGTGCAGTTTCGCCTTGCCCATTGTTGCCGAATTCATGGCCGCAGGCTGCTCAAGCTCAAGCGCCGCCGATCTGTTTTCATCCAGCTCTTTGGTGAGGCTTTCCACCGTTACAAGCGTTCGCTCTCGGCCCGCTTCTTGCAATTTTACAATCGTTAGGGCTATGTTAGGGCGGTTTAACAGCTTATTCGCCTCAACCTTTATTGATTCCGGCGACATGTTTTCAGCATCATAAGCGCGCTTATATGCCTCGCTCGGGCCTAGCATCTCAACATAAGCTCTTGCGAAAGCATCTTGCTTTGGGGTTAATTTTGCTGCCTTAGGTGCTGGCATGGATGTTCCTGCTATTGGTGATATTCATAAGATCCACATCACACCAAGATTGCGGGCCATTTTCTGGCATAGAATTTGTGTGTAGCGGCTTTATTTTCTTAACCTCGGCAGATAGCACACCCATAGCGACGTACTAGCCAGGCGTTTGGTATTTCGCTAGAGCGTATCCTTCTTCAGGTGTTAGCATTGGCCGTGAATTGTGTTTGTATTGCGCGAGGTGGCTAGTCATATTTTCTCACTATCTTCAGGCCGAATTTGTTGAACGAAGTTTTGTATTTCGCTTCCAAACTGCCGCGCCGGTATTCTTTCAGCGGGGCCTTGCGAGATATTCTCAATATATGTGTCATTGGCTTAGATGATTTGCGCAGGCGAAAAACTTTACATCTTTCTCTGTGGACAAAACCCTTCACTTTTCGGTAGCTGATGAATGTTTCAAATATCATCCCAAAAAATAGCGCATGGGAGAACGCCCCGCTTTGATTGGTGTTTGTGCTCGCCCTCGCCATAGATCACCTCATTGAATTAGTAACCCCACGGTGTTGAGCGCTAAGGCCTGCGGGGTGTTGTTGCAGGTATATTACCGCCTATTGCTGAGAATATCAAGTGCCGGGCCTCCGCGCCGGAAGAGGCGTATGAAGCCTTACACGCATTGCCCGACTGCGGGTGTTTTTAACCACCGCCCGCTGGGTTGTTCGCTAACTGGCGTTTAGTCTATCCAAGACGCCTCGATCTCGTCGCCCGTTATGGTTACGGCGAAACTCCGGAAGTTTTCGCCCTCTTCTTCACCAAACTGATGCACGTGGCCGATTGCAACGCGCGGCTTAGGCTCTATCACGCGGCGGTATGCTCTTATGATGCCAGATGCATTAAGCCAAACATCGCGGCCAACCAAGCATCTCTCATCTTGCCGTTCAACCTCTTCACGCTTTTCGTTCTTAAGCCGCACCTGCGCCAGCTCCCCTTCTTTTAGGGGGCAAGGCCCGCCGTTGAATATTTCCCAAGGCCCGAATTCTGCTTCTTGCTCGGGGGTCATTTAATTACCCTCACTTCTACTTTTTCGGTTTCCGCGCCGGGGTGGCAAACCTTCGCGCTGCGCGCCGTTGAGTAAAGGCAATCCGGCTTTGATTTCGGCCTATGCCAAATCTCCGGCCCCGGTGGGGATAAATCATCGCTATGCTCGCCGCTCGTAGCGATACGATTACCGCCTTTATCCCAAGAACACCCGATAGCCCCAATGCGCCCGAAAAAACGGCCACCATATTCCCCGAATATTTCAGCATCAGCGCCGCCCCGAGTTTTCCCTGCCCAACCCACGTAAAACTCCGGCTTTGCTGGCTCTGGCATGGTGCGGAGGCGCTTGCCTGCTTCAGTAAGATTTTCCCTGCGCCGTTTTGGACATGTGGCCATCATAGAAATATCGCTATCCAGCCAGTCAGCCAAAACGGCGTTGGTCATTTCGCTTGGTTTAGTCATTTTGATTCCTCCGTTGAATTAGCCCCGCCCTACACACTCCGGATTCCAGAGAATGTTGCCTTTGCTACAATCGGGCGGGTTTGCCCTAGGTGCATCGTAGCGCGCCGCCTAAACTACGATCTGGGCTGATAGGCGGTGCAGCACCAGAAAGAACACAAGCCCGATTGACGGGATAGAACGCCCTGTTAACTGCGCTCTGGAGGCGCGCCGACCATGCCTAGGAAGCTTGATCTAAAGCGGGGGAGGACCGCTAAGGCGCGCCGCCAGAGTGCAGTTAGCCAGTTTTACGAGGTGGCTAGCTCTTTGGGGTTAGGCGGCTAGTTTCCTGTCCGCCGCTTCCTCTGCCATTGCGGCACACACAAAATGGAAAACCTCGTTCTGGTAATCAGTTAACGCCTCTGTCACCGTAGCGCCAACCATTTCAGCCACTGCTTCCGCCGCCATCATTGTGATTTCGTCTATGTCCATCTTATCTCTCCCTTTGTTTGCTTCCTATAACTCTAATATAGTCACTTATTCTCTCTTTGCAAGCACTTTTTTGGTTTTTTTGCAAAAAAGGCCCCAGCTTTTACACCGGGGCCAGTCAACAGGGAGAAAAAATGAAACACTCGTTAACAAGAGAGGTGCCGCATTTATCGCATAGAATGGGGTGGTGGTCAATCATCTTTTCCCCGTTAGCATATATTCATCAGCCCAATCAGTCCCTGATTTCCTCGGGATTTCCACGGTTACCCCAACCCCCTTTGTGGCCAGCTTATACGCCAAGGAATACGCCGACTTCTGGCCCCCGAATTTAACGTCATTATCCCCGTAAATCACAACTTCGGTGCAGCCCTCTGGTGGGGTCCACTTTTCAAGCATTCCGGCGTTGAGCGCTGCCCATACTGGCATCTGAAACATGTTTGACGCACTCATAGCCGTTTCTATGCCCTCGGCTATCCCTAGAGGACCTCCCGTGTATTCAGAAAGCGCCACACACGCCCCATCAGGTAACCGCCCCGGCATATTTTTGCGGGGGCTTTGCATTTCAGCTTTTCCAAGGCCATCGCTACGCAAGAATGTGCGGTGCATTGTCGAATACTTAGGCTCCCCATAAACCCCGACCATTGCCACCATGCACGGCCTTATGCCACCTTCCCCATCTCTAAGAGCAGGGGAAAACCTAAGCGCCTTTGAGTAAACCAGTTCATCTAGGTTTCTGGTGGCAAGGTATTTATCAACCAAATCTCCCGTTTCAATTGGCCTTGTTGCCGCCCAAACATCTCGCAACATTTGCATTTGGCTTTCGTCTGTCATTTCGGGCTTGGCTCGTTCATATTTTATATTCCCGAGCATCCCATCAATTTCAGCGGCAACCGTCTTAAAATCCCTGCCAGTGTATTTTATAGCTAAATCCATGCCGTCACCAGCGCCGCAATGGGTGCAGTAGTAGGTTCCCCTGCCCTCTTTGTTATCCCATCGGAACCTATCTTTTCCACCACAACACGGACACGGGCCATGCTTCCCGCTTAGAGCTTCATCTGGCACGCCGAGCTGCAAAAGTATTCCACGCCATTTTCCCTTAGCCGCAATGGCTGTGTTTTCGCTTATCATTTCCCCACCCTCCTTGCATACCGAATATCTTTTGCCGTCACATAATCGTAAACTTCCTGCCCCGGCGCGCGCGGCACATCCTCAAGCCCACGCGGCCATACCCCAAACTTATCCTTGTATGTGTGTGAAGCCCAGCCCTTAGCCCTACCCCTTACAAGTGCTATTTTCAGCAATCCGCTCCACCAAACTTGCTTTTCTTCTTTGGCGTATTTCTTTTTCTTTTCGGGGTTCAGGGCTACCAGTTCACCGTCAACCGTTTCAATTCCTGCAATCGGCTTGCGCTCATGTCCGCAGAATGGACAGGTTAGGCCCGTGTGAAGCCCGCCGCAATTAGCGCACTCTTTGGGGAGCTTTTCGTTTGTCTTGCGCTTCTCCTTTTCTCCCTTTTTGGTGGCATCAAGCGTTTCATGCAAAATATCAGTTACCAGCCCGAGCCGTAGCGAATTGCCAGCGTGGTCTAAAATCATTAAATCCTCTGTGCCTTCATTTACTCGAAGACCTCTGCCAATCTTTTGAACATGAAGCATTTCGGATTTTGTTGGGGCCGCGTCAATAATGCAGCTTACAGGCCAATCAATACCAGTGGTTAGGGTTCTAACTGAGCAAGCAACCTGAATTTCACCTGACCTAAAACGCCGCTCGATTAACTGGCGCTCCACAACGTCCGTGTAAGCGTCGACGTAAGCCGCTGCAACGCCCGACTGTTGGAATGCGTCAAACATTGTGGCAGCATGGGCGCAATTCACGCCGAAGGCCAGCGTAGGCCGTCCTGAGGCCTTCTCAAGCCATGTATCAACCACACCAGCCACAAGCGCGCCCTCGGCCATTACTTCCTCTAGGTCAGCATCCACGTAATCCCCAGCGCGAGTCCTGACTTTGGTTAAATCCGGTATGCTTGGCGCGTAAGCCGTAAATTTTGACAAGTAGCCTTGATCTATCAGTTCTTGCAATGTGATAGGAATAACCAAGTCTTGCCATTGCAGCCCCATGCCTTTAGCCCAAGGCGTTGCGGACAATCCAACAAAAAAACAGTCAGGCCGCTCATTCATCATTTTTTCAATTGCCGTGGCTCTTATGTGGCACTCGTCTACAATCACCAAAGAGGCTTGCGGTATATCTCTCCTAGCCAATGTTTGAACCGAACAGACTTGCACTTGCGCATCAGGGTTTGTGCGAGGGTGGCTGGATTGCATAACCCCAATGTCAGTTATGCCCTCGGATTCAAAGGCATTCACTGTCTGGTCAATCAGGCTGATAGCTGGCGCGGTGAATATCACCTTGTTGCCCTTGGCTATTGCCCCTTCGATAATGTTAGCAGCTACAAGCGTTTTGCCAAATCCTGTGGCCCCTTGAATAACTACCCTTCGATTACCCAAGCCAAAAGAAGACTTTAGCATGTTGATTGCGTTCTGTTGATAATCCCTTAAGATTTTCTTTTCTTGGCTAGGGCTGCTGAATTCAAAGCTTGGTGAAATGCTATTCATTTTCATCACCATGTTTTGAATTTACGCATGGCTTGGTTTTGGATTTCGACAGGTTTGACTTACATATAGACTGTGTAACATTTTGATACGCCAGTGGCGTAACATTTTGGGCGTAGAGTGGTGTAACATTTTGGGCCATATCTCTGACATATTCGTCAATCCATGTGGCCCCGCAAAACACCAGAATTGCGTGAATATTTACCGTGTAGTGTGTCGGGTTCTGGCCTTCCCCGTGTAGATTTCTAACTGGCGTTATCATGCCGCCCGCACGGAGCTTGGCAAGGCATCTGGCTACGGTCATTATTGTAACTCTTGCCTTTTTTGCTAAATGCTTCCTGCCGGGGTGAATATAACCTTTAGGTCCGTTTCGGTGATGAAACCACAAGTTAACAATCGCAACGGTTATATCGCGGTCACTTTTGGTCATTTCTGATTTACGAATAGCTGATCTGACCATGCGCTGATATGCGGCGTCAGGTGTATCTTTGAATTTGTTTTGCATGTTTGGCCCATTTTCGGGCAGGGTCTTGCAACAGGCTTCCCAGCGTGCTAACAATAACCTGCATTTTAGATTGCATCACACTACCGCCCATCCAGCGGAAAATCAAGGCCTCGCTTAACTGGCGGGGCCTTTACTCTAAGCACCTGCTCAAGCTCACCAATAGCCCGTAGGCGGCGAACCTCAAACCTCACGCGCTCGACATTGCAATTCAGAATTAAGGATATGTCCTCAGTGCCTAAGCCAAGGCCTAGAAGACTGCGAATAGCTGTTTCTAAGGGGATTTTTCGTTTTTTCATTTCTTCACCAGCTTATAAACTTTACGCCTATCAGCCTTCCCGATGACTTCAATAACGCCCTTTCCAACCATGCTCCGAAGTGCAGGCCGAATGCTTGTCATCGAAACACCTGTTGCAACTTTTATGTTTACGGCCATGTTTGGGCCTTTCTCCAGAACCTTGGCTATTTTTGCCTCTACCTGTGCTTGAAATCCTCTTTTGTTTTGTTGCGCCACCATCTGCCGGAATTCAATAAAACGGGCCGCAACTGCCTCGAGGGTGTCCACCGTGTAGTTTTTGCGGTGAAGCGTGTTTTCCAATAGGTCAGCCGCCGCTTCCAGGGCCGCTTTTTCTATGTGGTCAGTCATTTAGAAAGCTCCATCTGCATCATGGCGCGATACATGGCGCGTTGCATTTTAGTCATGGTTTTCTCCTTTGTTAAATGCGGCGGGGCCCGGTTTCGGGTCTCGGGTTCAGCCTCGCCCCGCCTAAATCAGAATGCCACGGCTCCAACAAATCCTAAATCCAAAGAGTAGAAAATACCGTGCCACTCCGAAACTCTAAGCGAATAAATCGCCTGTTGTTTTTCCCTCTGTGTTTTCAGCCTGTGTCACAAAAAAGTCAGGTTGCGCATATGCTTCCCGCTCACTTAGCTTCCCTCCGAGCCGCAATCACACGTGGAATTGCTGGCTGGTATCTGTAGCTATGAAAGCCGCTTGGGTGATATTCGGCGGGGCCATAACGGCAATCATCACGCGGAGCCGCCACGCCGCCATCCACGCAAGCCGCGTGAAGGTCCAGCTCGATCTTGTCAATCTCCATCGCTTGCCAATTCATATCGGCCTGAATTTTTTGGGCGCGCTTGGGTGTGTTGTCGTGGTTCTGTCTGGCCGATATTTTGTCGAAATGCTTGCGCTCAGAAACAAGGCGCTTTGCTAGCCGCAATATGGCCTCGGCATCGTTAAGGTCAATCACGATCCACCCCCATATAATCAGCCAGGTGCTCAAGGGTGCTGTATTTCGGGCTGGCCTCGCCGCGCGCTATCTTGCGCACCGTTTCCCGTGTCATGTAGCACTTCTTAGCTACCGTCTTATAGACACGGTCTTTCAGGGCCTCTCGCACCTTCGTATAAAGAGCGTCATAGTTTTCTGGTTTTTTTGCCATGCGTAAACTCCTTTCGTGTGTGGACAATACGCGTTTAATTCGTGCTTTGCAATGTGTTTTTTTGTAATGCCGCAAAAAAACACATTGCAATCCGTTTAGGTGTGGTTATATTGGGGGTAAGCAAACGGAGGAAAGAACATGGAAGAAGTTAAAAGCATTAAGGCACTGCTGGACGCGGCAAAGCCATTTATGGAAGCACTGCCGAAAGATAGCGCAATGGCTAAAATCGTGGCGGCTTACGTGGACGCTGAGCGGGTGGCCAGTGGAAATCTTAGCCAAAGTGATGCCGATTATTTTGGCGATGCGGCCAGCGTGATCTATGCCGCTAGTGATGATTTGGCGGGGCGTTATGTTGGCCTTATAGGTAATTGCCGAAGCCTGCCAAGTGTGAAAGTGGATAGCTGGGATGGGTGCGAATATGCAGACTGAAACATTCACAACAAAAGATGACCTTGAGGGGTTTCTTGTGCAGCTCGATCTTATGGGCGGATACATCGTTCACCGGATTGAATGCCGCAAGGGAGATTACACTGTAACCTATAGCAAGCCGGAGGGTGAAAAATGACCATTTGCAAGCAAATAGCAAAGAACAACGCCAAGGTTCGGGCGCGCCGGAATATGGAAAACCCGCTAGGCATGCTTTATGCCGCCAACAAGGCCATTGATCGCCGCCGATTGGTGGTTTCCGTTTCCTTGCTGGCCTTTGGGCTGGCGGGGTTTGGGTGGGGCTTGCATCACTGGAAAGATGTTGTGGTGCGGTTTTTGGAGGGATGGCTGTGAGCAACCCAGATTTGCAGTGGGAACTATTGCGCGAAATATCCGACCAGCGAGAGCGGGCCGACGCTAGCGCAAGGGTGGCGAAAACTGATGAAACCGCGCAATATTACGCTGGCATGGCGGCGGCATTCCTTTGGTGTTTCGTGAAGGTTGAAGAGAAGATAGACATTGCTAAGGAGAGAGAGAATGGGCAATGAAAAGAAAGACGGGTTGGCACTTCTTCGGGAACCATTCCCTGAGAACGCAATTTCGAAGCTGCCAAAGCCGACAAAGCGCCAAACGGATGAGGTGAAGGCTGACTTCAAAAAGGGCATCCGGTGCGAATTGTGCGGTGGCTGGCACCACCCGCAAGTTGTGCATCTTGATTATGTAGGCCACGCGGCATTAACTGATCGACTTCTTGATTGTGACCCTGAATGGAATTGGGAGCCGCTGTCCGTCAATGAAAATGGTCTTCCTGTTTATGACGGCATCGGGGGATTATGGATCAAACTCACTGTTTGCGGCGTACCCCGCCTAGGCTATGGTCATGCTGATGGCAAAACTGGTGGCAACGCTATCAAGGAAATCATTGGCGACGCCTTGCGCAATGCTGCTATGCGGTTCGGTGCAGCGCTAGACCTATGGCACAAGGGCGATTTGCATGGTGACGATGAAACGCCACCGCCGCAACAGACGCCACCGCCAAAGCCCCCGCAAGGGCTAACCAAGGCCGAAGCCCTGGGCCATATCTGGGGCGCTAAAACCAAGGCCGCGCTCGACGGCATGGCGGCAAGGCTGGCTAAACAATACCCCGAAATCGCGGGTGACGAAAAGGTTATTGCGGCAATCGTGAAGATGAATGGGAAGTTTGAAGATGATAACCCGCCTGTTGATGACGTTATCCCATATTAGGAGAGAATTATGGAAAATGAACGTGCAGTAATTGGCGGCAACAACCCTCCATCGCCAATTGACGACGCCGTAGCGCCATATGGTGCGCTTATTCTTGAGTGCGAAAACTGGTGCGATGGCGGCAAGGTGGAAACCGAAGCGCAAATGGAAGTTGTTGACGCTCTTCTAAAGCAATTCAAAACCGCCAGAACCGCCGTAAATAAAGCCCGTGATGATGACGTTCGAGAATACAAGGCGGCACATACGGCAGCAATTGAGTTCTGGAAGCCCACGCTTGCAGATTTTGACCGGATTGTCGCCTCACTGGTTGCCACTGTTGACCCATTCAAGCGCAAGATGGCGGCTGAGAAAGCTGAGGCCGAGCGCATTGCATGGGAAAAGGCCAATGCGGCAAAACTTGAGGCTGAACGGAAAGCCCGCGAGGCGGATGCAGCGGACCTTGAGGCGCAACGCGAGGCACAACAGGCCCAAGAGGCGGCTATGCAGGCAGACAAGGCAGCACGGGCGGCGAAGGCTGACAAGCCAAGGGGTTTGCGGAAAGTCAAACACTTTGAGATTGTGGACATGCGGGCGCTGGTTAATTGGATCGCCACAAACGACAAGCCAGCAATGGCCGCTTTCGCTGAGGAATACGCGCGGGCGCATCACAAAACTACAACCCTTGGCGGCGATAATGTGGTAAAGCAATGGCAATCTAAGGAGGCATTTTGATGCACCCGCGCCGGAATTTAACAACAAAGAAAGAGAGTTACTAAATGGAAGATAGAGATTCACAAATTAAGGATTTTGGGTTTAGCCTTGCAGGAACATCAGTAAACGCCATGATGATGGCTGCAGACACTGGAGAAGCCTATTACGAAGGGGTTTTGTCGCTTGCGGTTGGAGTTGTATACCACTTTGGCGTGATCGACAGAGCAACAACAAAAGAAGAAAATGAATGTGCGGCGCTTAAGGAAAGGGTATTAGGATTACTATATAAAGCATATAGTGCCGGACTTGAGCAAGAATCGGAGATTCTTAATGCTGAATAAATGGACTGGAATTGGCCACTTGGGAGCCGATGTAGAAATACGCACGTTCCAAAATGGCGGGCGCGTGGCCAACCTGCGCCTTGCCTGCACTGAAACGTGGAAAGACAAGCAAGGCCAGCAACAAGAGCGCACCGAATGGGTGAGCGTTGCCATTTTCTCGGAGGGGCTTGTTAGCGTGGCCGAACGGTTCCTGAAAAAAGGTTCCAAGGTCTACCTTGAAGGCAAGCTGCAAACCCGCAAGTGGCAAGATCAATCCGGCAATGACCGCTATAAAACCGAGGTGGTTTTGCAAGGGTTTGACTGCAAGCTGATTATGCTGGACGGGAAGCAAGAGCGCGGCGGCTATCAGGACAAGGCGTTGCAAGGCCCGCAGGGTGGTGCTCAGGCTGGTGGCTTCGATGCCGACTTGCCATTCGCCGCAGAGAAACGAATTTAAACCATTCCACCCGATTGCTGTTGATACCCTGACCGGGTGGATAGGGGCCAGCTTTGCACACTGGCCCCGCAACTTAACTTAGGAGAAAGACCAATGGCCCACCGCGCTATCAAAACCCCAAGCCAGCGTGAAGGCCTGTTTTCCGTGCTAAGCAACGTTGATTTGCCGTTCACAATATCGTGGACAAAAGGGCATGACCGGACGGCAGCGCAGAACCGCTTGCAATGGCTATGGGCTGAAGAATGCGCGCGGGATTTGGGAAATGATGACGCGGCGGGTTATCAGGCCATATTCAAGCTGGAAATAGGGGTGCCAATTCTAAGGGCCGAGAATGAAGAATTTCGGCACGTTTATGATACGCTGATAAAGCCCGCCAGCTATGAGGAAAAAATCAAGGCCATGCGTAGCGGGATGATTGACGTATCCAGCCGCATGACCAAAAAGCAAATGACGAATTACCTCGATCGCATATGGGCCGAATACACTGGTTTAGGTGTTGATCTAACCTTGCCTGACCCTGAAATGGTTTGGAGATTGAAGGCGCAAGGCAATGACTGACTTCAATCCAGCCCCTAAGCCCATTAAAGCACCTAAAGAGCAAAAGCGCTACATGACCACCAAACGGCGCAAGAAGCCCGTCAGCGCCCGTTCTGAGCGCATACACAACTGCCCCTGCATGATATGCCACTTCTACGGAATGCAACAACTATCACCTACGGCGGAACACCACTGGATTCACGATAGGCCAGTGCCGGGGCGGAAAACGCCAGACAGCGAAACCTTGCCGCTTTGCGAGGGCCACCACCAAGGCTTGATTGATAACAGCAAGATTGCCCTGCATCTCGGGCCGGAAACATGGCGGAAGGAATACGGGCGGGATTATGACTGGCTTAAATACGCTAATGAATTGATTGAGGAGTATAATTGAATGCGCGGCCAATTCAAAAACAAGCGCGACGCTAATGAGCCTGCAATATTTGCAATCCTTCGCGGTTACGGGTTTTCAATCTACCCCACAGATCAGCCGCTAGATTCAATCTGCGCATTCAATGGCGTGAATTACCTGGTTGAGATCAAGAACGGCTTGAAAGCGCCGCTAACCAAGCCACAAGCTAAGTTTCTAAAAGACTGGCGCGGGCAATTTGTCATTCTGCATAATGAAGATGAAGCCCACGAATGGGCTAAATCTGTAGTTAGCCGTTAGCCTCAAATATAGCTTGGGCAATGCCCCGAGGTGAGGCGCTGCGAATGCGCTTTGTCTTTTCTGACTTCCCCCCGAGCTTCAGGTGCTGCAATGAATAGCCAGGCTCTACGGGAACAGGCTTTTTATCAGGCATGATGAACCCGCCGCCCGTCCAGTAGCATGTTTTTTTCGGATAAGCATCGCGCGGCTCTATGTATTCGGGATAGCGCGGATGCACGTCATCCTTCGGCAAATACCCGCCGTATTCCCATGGGTGGAATATATGGTCAGGCTTGCGCCACTCGGATGAAATGACACTAACAGGGTTTTCTATAACCCACGGGCAACCGATTTGCTTGGCCATGTCTCGCACGGTGTAAACCAGTTTCATTGCCTTATCACGATAGCGCGCATCAGCCGCCGCCTTTTTGGCAAAGTGCGCCGCACCGCTCACAGCCAAATCTGTGCATGGCGGGAAGCCTAAAACTATTGCCACATTTCAAAATGCCTGAGAATGATTTCAATGTTCTGGTGGTGGTCTCTTGCATCCCACGGCATGAATATAATCCGGCCTTTTCCGTGGTTTTCTATTCGTTGCTTTTTGTGCAGAATATCGTAGCAATAGACATCATGCCCGGCTTTCGCCCACGGTGCGGCGCTTAGGCCACTTTCCTCGAACAGGCAAACAACGTCCTTCATGCCGCCCACCGTATAATATCAGCCACTTCCAAATTCACGCCGCAAGCGTCTGCCATGCCAAATATGCGGGCTTTGCTTTCTATCCACTCCCCTCGCTGCATAAGGTCAGGGCGGTGAAGTTGGGCGAATAGCAGTGCGTCGAGGCGGTCACAAAGGTTAAGACGCTCTTGCCATCGGTCATCCAGCAAATATTCGCATTCCATTTTCTTCGCAGTTTCGGCTTCAAGAATATCAAGCGCCGCGTTGAATTTTGGATTGTCTTGCTTGCTAACGGCGGAAACGTCACCTACGATATATTCGGGCAGGTCGTGCACCACACAAGCCCACAGAACGTTCGCAGGGGCATCCGGCCATAGAGAGCGCATAAGGACCGCCACGCGCCCGCTATGGCCGTTTAACGGGTCATGGGTGTGGGCAAGGTGCTCGTTGCTGTGCCACCTAGCGACGTGGCAGGATTTCCACAATATAGCTGTTTTCTGCGGGCTTAGTCTAGGCGTGCTGGTCATTGTTTTATCTTCCATGGTTAAAGTTAAATCCGTGTTTAGTCTCAGCCAATTTGCGAGCCTTCGCGGCATCATCTATATTGTCGTAAAACCCTAGGTTTTCCTGAATTCCTTCACATCTTATTTGCGCGTGCCATTTCTTGGCTGCTTTATGCCAACAAACGCCATGAACGCCACTAGTGTTGCATTTCGACAAAACTCTATTATGTGAATTGTCCAAGTTTGTAGCGGGGCGTAAGTTAGCGATTCTATTGTCAGACCGAACGCCGTTGATGTGATCAATCTGGTCCACTGGCCAAGCCCCCGTTTCTATTGCCCAAATTACGCGGTGCGCGCGGTGCCATTGGCACATAATTGGGCCTCGCATATACCCACTACCGTCGTTGGAGTTCATAGCTATTTTACCAGCGTATCTTCCATTCCACTTGTTACAAGTGTGTTTGGCAGAATGCCGCCCGATCTTAAACATGTCAGGAGTGCGCTCGCGCCAAAACAGTTTGCCAGTATCCGGCTCGTAGCGTAAGAGCTTGCGTAATAATTCAGGGGGTGGTAAATCTTTCGACATTGGCTAGTCCTTTAGCTGATCGTTGGCGAGGGTGTTGATGCACCGCTCGCCACTTTTATAGCATGAACGCTAATCAATCTCAACAGCCTAATCGGCGCACAAAGCAGGCTTTCCAAAGGGCGGCTACCTTTTCAGGTGTCATTGCTTTCCTCTTTGCTTTCCACCAGTCCTACCTTCATAAGCGCCTCTATTGTAAACAGTAGTGTGTGGTGTAGGGCTTGCTGGTGATGGGCTGGCATATCGTCAAATCCACGGTGAAGCAGTTTCAGGGCTTCACGCTCTTTGTCGGCGTCAGTCATTGGGTTTCATCCGGTGTGGTAATAGGCCGCCATGTGGTAGGAATGAATAGCCCGTGCTTCCCATAATAGAACACAGGCCGCTTCGGGGCTTCAATACTGCTCCTTGCCCAGCATTGATGCGCGCCATGAGATTTATTCCAGCCTTCAATGTTAGTCCCGTCCCGTGGTGCCGCTTCCATATCTGTATTCCACTCGCAGGCTTGTAGGGCGTCAGCCATTGCTAGCAAAAGCTCCTCAGCATCATATCTCTGCCCGAGAAGAACGGTTGGCAAAATGCGACTCCCTTTTGCCTTACGGGCGGCTTCTATTAGTTTACTATTACTCATCTTGATCTCCTAATTTTGGCGTGTCATATTGCTTGGAAATAAATACGCATCTCGCCTTTGCTTCTTGTGGTGTTTCATATTCTCCGAGAGCCATGCGGCCCTCATAAGCAACATACACACCGTTTTCTAGACACACGAACCACACGTCATCTGCGCTCTTGTGTTCGTTGCCATGCCTTTCCCACTCAATCACCATCTTGTTCTCCTAGCGCTGCTATTTGCGCGCGGTCAGTGTTGGTGGTGTGGGCCTCAATTTTACGGAGATCGGCCTGTAACAACCTATATTCGGCTTGCATCCTGAAAAACCTTGGGTCGCCCCGTCGTTTAGCTCTGCGTTTATTTCTAATTAGGTTCTGCAAACGCCTCCTTAGCTTGCCACCACTACTCATTCCTCGGCCTCCTTTTTGGCTCGGGCTGCTAGGGCCTCTTTAATTAAATGCTCCGCTATTTTAGCGTTGCTCCGGTCCTCGGTTTTAGCCAGCAACCTAATTTGTGCGGCTAACTCTCGGCTTGGGTAAATTGTCATTTTTTCTGTTGGCATAATTGCTCCTTTCTAAATATTACCGTATCATACCGCTTTATACCTTGCAATAGGTAATGTGGCGTGCTATGTGTAAGGAACACAAAACACCGAAAGGAAGAACGATGTTACGCCCAATTACCCGCATGGATAGAGATGATTTACGTGCCCGTAGTGAAGAATATCAATACCGCTATGATTTGGGTGCCAATATGCATTCAAAAGGCTTTTCTTTAGGCCCGGCTCCCGATCCGTTTTTTGCTGATGGTTGGCATGATGCTGAAGCGCAAAGTAACCGCCCCTAGGACAGAGAGGAAAGACACAATGCCTGGACCAAGATACACAAATCCAGAATACAAAGCGGAGCTGGTTAAAAACCTACGCGAAGCCGAATCCGAATGGCGCAAGGGTGCCGACTGGCCGAATGAATTCGACATGGACAAGTGGGATATGTCGCGCGACAAAATATGCACAATGCATGCGAGTTGCGATGACTGTTTTGTCACTTCTGCTACGGGCGGCACAAATTGCGTGGAGTCCCCGATTGCAGAGGCTATCGGGCTGCATGGTGATTGGGCGGGTGAAAAGGACGGCCCAGCTTATGACGAATGGCGGGCGGGCGCGGTCAAGGTGGCGGAATTCTTCGATGATCTGTTGCAGAAAGCGGAGGCATTAATATGACACACACGAAAGAGCCTTGGGAGGTCATACATACAGATGCTGGCTTGATGGTCAGTGTTCCCGCTATAGGTAAATACGGCAGGCCGTTGTTAACCACGCCCCGCAGTGATGACCCTGCAAGGGCGGTGGTTTGCGTCAACGCCATGGCAGGCATTCGCGCCCCAGAAGCATGGGTGAAGGCCGCTAAGCGGGTGCAAGAGCTGGCCGTGAAGTCAGGCTTTCCGGTGGAGCTGGCCGAGGCGTTGTTGGATATGCGGGAGTCTGAAGGATGATAAGTGAGGCCTTTCCTGTTGTGGTAACAGAAACCAAGCAAAAAGATGCGTGGTTTAGTGCTAATGTAGGTAAAACTGGGCGAACGAGAACGGTTTCCGCTCATGCGGTGAAGATATTCATTGGTCGCAGTTCATTTATTAGTTCAACAAGATATAGCTCTCGCGCAAAAGCCGAGGCTGCTGCCAAGCGGATAATGGCCAAGCACGGGAAAGCCAAAAAGGAGGTGCAAGATGACTGAGGTAAGCCACGGGTGGGCCATTGTCGCTCGCAGCCAGCGCTCAAGCTGGATTATGCCCTTCACGATTCAACGCACAAGAGCGGAAGCGATACAGCGCTTTGTTGATATTTGGGAGAACAAAGAATTTGGCCGGAAGCAATGGTTAAAAGATCGTAAAGCTGGCCGCGTTAAGTGCGTGCGGGTCGTAACAGAGGTGCAAGATGACTGATTTAGCAAAGCTGATTGAAGCTGTGGAGGAAGGGAGTATTGATTTTAACGAATTCCTGCCGCGCGACAATTTTGACATGATGCGCAAAGCGATGCCCATAGATGATTGGGGCGTTTTCGTTAAAGCCTATGAAGGATCGGTGGATGCAGCCATTGCCTTAATGGCGGAGTTGCTGGGGGATAGATGGGGATTTGTGATACGAGAGGGGTTTGCAAAAGTTCAACACCCAAAAACATGGAGAAAAGACATAGCCATTTTTGACAGCATAACAAGCCGTGCGCTACTAACAGCCACCCTCAAAGCTCTTGAATGGGACCAATTAAACGGCAAACTAGACATTTAACTACATTTGGGCTATAAAATAGGAGCCGCGATGCGTCAACATCCGGCCCCATGATCGGCAACAAAAGGACTGTGCCAATGAATAAACGATTAATACCTCAAGAGCTATTATGCAAGATATTAAAGTGCATCCCTGAAACAGGGGAGTTGTTTTGGCGTGAGCGCACGTCTGATCTATTTTCAAATAGTGCGCGTGCAAATTGCTGGAATAGTCGTTGGCCTGGCAAGCCAGCCCTCGCTACTATCGACGGTGTAACCGGCTACAAGCACGGTGATATTTTTTACAGGAAGCATTACGCACATCGGGTTGTTTGGGCGATGGAAACTGGTGCTTGGCCCGTGGACCATATTGACCATATCAACCATGATAGGGCCGATAACAGGATAGCAAACTTGCGGGAGGTTACCCGTGTAGAGAATGGAAAGAATTTGAGCATTTCAAAGCTAAATACAAGCGGCGTTACTGGGGTTTGTTGGTGTAAAACCTCCCAAAAATGGCACGCACGTATCGTAGTTGAAAAACGCAAAATTCACCTAGGGTATTTCGATGCCAAAAAAGATGCAATCAATGCCCGCGCCGCAGCAAATATTAAATACAAATTTCACGAAAATCATGGGAGAAAAAACAATGGCCGAAGCACCTGAAAAGATATGGGCATGGGCCTTGGACAAATTCAATGGGAAGCCATTCTGGGCAGGTGATATTAAGGTATCACACGTCCCCAAAGACGGGGCCACCAAATACCGCCGCGCTGACATCCCAGCAAAGGTCAAGGGGTTGGTTTGGGACAGGTTGGGTGATGTTTTTTATGCGAATGGCGCTGGTCAAGAATATTCATTCAATCTTCAGGATATGGCTGATGGTAGCGGGTTTAACATTTATCTAGGGTCAATGCCGCTGACTGACGCAGAATATCACACACCAGATGACGCCAAAGCCGCAGCTCAAGCCCACTATGAAGCCCTTGTTCTTAGCTGCTTAGAGGGGGCTGGGATAGAAAGATTAAGGAACCTGGAAAAATGACCGATAAAACAATTGAGGCTATGCGTGAAGCATACAAATTTGGTGAGTGCGCTGGCCCACTGCAAGACCCAATGGAGTTGGCCTACGCCGTGGCCCGTGAGGCTGTGCTGGAGGAAGCGCTCAGGAAAATCGCCGACATCCCGACATCCCGAGCGCTTGGCCGTGAGAAAGGCTTGGATGATGCTTACCGCGTGGTTGAAGCAATGAAAGGGCCAGACGCATGAAACTGCAATCACACCAAATGCCCGAGCCAAGCGATGATGAAATCTCCCAATTACCGGATGAAATTCAAGATTATATCGGCGCTTTGGAGTCTGACCTTGAGGAAACTGAGGAGGCCATCCAATGCGCCTACGGCTACCTATGGCGCGGCATGAGCGCAGGGCCGCATGAGCAGGATGCACGGCGGCGGTTGCTGTCTATCATGGATAAAGAAGACCAGCGGCACGGTATCGATGCGGCGCTTGCCAAATATGGGCCAACGACCACGCATGAAGTCCTGATGAAATGCCCATGAAACTCGCCAAACTCCGCGCCCGCATCCTTGCCCTGTATTGGCGTGAGGAATGGCACGTATGACCCCAGTTTTCTTTGCACACAGTGGCCGTAGTGCTTATGAACGTGGTGAAGGCTTTATCTGCTCATGCGTATTTTGCAATCGAGAGATAACCGCCCCTTGGGAATTTCAGAAAACCGTTGTGTCCTGTTTATATTGTGGATTTGAGCGGGGGTTAGTGCCAGAAATAGAAGTGCAAGGTGGTTTGGAATATACTTTCGGAATTACCGCAACAGAATGTAAACACAGGAGAAACGCACCAATTCCGGCGCGTTGAATGAAAGGATGAATGAAGATGAAAACCACACCCCTACCAGCCGCAACATGCCGCCTCGATATTGATTGCAGCACAGACGTCGGAATAGGCCGGATCATCCTCACGCATGACGGCGGGAGCGTATTCGTTAAGCAAGAATTTGATTATGGCGACCTGAGTAAATCAGATGGGCCTAAGTCAATGGGAGAATTCGAAATGTCGCCAATGGAAGCTCGCGAGCTATCTGCCGCGCTTCGGATTTTCGCGAACATGATGGACGAAAGGTGACCATATCCCCGATGCCCGAAAAATTTGTGAACCGTTTCCAAAACGGAAATAGCTCAGGTGGTGCAAAACATGCACTAACTGAGCTGTCAAGGATTGCTTGACAGTTGAAAACTAGAGCCGCTCCTAAAGACGGCTCAGAAAACCTTTTCTACACATGACAGATAGGCTAAGGCGTGCAACCAGCGTCAAACTTCACCACAAAGCCCTCAGTTGCCTGCACAACGCTGTCAGTGCCTTCTTGCAAGACTACCCCCACAAGGGCCTCTAGGCTGGGCCTCAGGCCGCTACATAGCACGCTATCGTTTACGCTTGTGCAGCCAGCCACGAAGGTTAGCCCGAGCATCGGCGACATTATCAGCAGGTTTCGCATTGTCTATCCTTTCGTCGGTATCCCGCGCCTCTTTCAATCGGCGCAATTCGTTCTTTGTGCGCTCCGCCTTGCGCTGGCTGGCCCCGAAGGTAATCAAGAAAAGCAGGAAGGCCCCGAAGGCGGCGGCGTATAGCTTGAGCTTTAGCATCATTTCCCAGCCCGCCATCGGCCATAAGCCGCACCAGCAAAGCCAAGCAGTGCCGATCCAATCTTAAGCCATGCAACCAGCCAGCCAGCAACGCCAGCATCGGCAAGCACGCCCCACACGGGAGCGGATAGCTCAGGGAATTGGGTGGCGGCTAAGAATGCCAACCACGAATATGTTTTCTTGCCCTTCATGATTTTCATTTCTTACCCCCAAACAGCTTGATAATCGCCGCAATAAGCACGGCTAGCCAGTTTACTTTCTTGACGGGCGGAGCATAACCGGACCGTGCAAGAATTTCCGCCCCGCTTAGCGTGTCGATAACCCCGCCGAGGTTGCCCGCACCGTCCGTCCCGTAAACAGGCACATTCATTCGCCCGTAGTCGCCTGTCTCGAATAGCACGCGCTCGGCTTTCCGGCGGGGGATAATAGCAGCGGGTTTTATCCAGCCCATGAATGCCGCCCCCGCGCCCTTGTGGTCGCTACGGTTCAGCAACTTAGTCAGCGTGGCCTTGTAAATCCCGCCCGTGTTGTAGTGGAAGCTCACCAGCGCGTCGAATTCGTGTTGCGATACCGGCACTTTCACGGCCTCATTCACGTCCTTTTCATAGCGCGTCAAGTCCTTGCGAAATACCTTGAGCGCCTCGTTCACCACACCGTTGACATTCGCAGGCATGGCGCGGGCCATTGTCTTGGGGTTAAACCCGTCGTGCAGAGTGTGGCCGACGCCCCAAGTCCACACCCCCACCACGTCGCGATAAGGCGCAACCACAATGCCCTCTTTCGCCGCGAGTGAAACCAATCCTTTATCAGATATTTCCATGTTACTGTCCCCCGCCTGTTACTGCCTGCCGGATGTAAAACAGATCACGCTGAATGCCCGACAGCGAGGCTTTAACGTCCGAAATGTCGCTATTCGTTGCCGCCACCTGCGCTCTGATAAGCTGGTCAGCGTCATAATAACCGCGCTTCGTTTCCTCAATATCGCCCGTGATGCGGTCCACCCGCGCCGCCATGTTGGCCCATGCCGCCGACATAGACGCCAGCATGACGCCCAGCGTTATCACCGTTTTAATGTCCAAGATTTTGCCCTTTTGCAGGCCATTATCGTTTATGTCAGTCATTGGTCAACTCGCTGTTTTCGGGGATAGTCATAATGTCGCCAGCGTTGCGGCTAGAGCTGTCGCCGCTGCCGCTTTGCCAGCCGCCGCGAAATGCCTGCCGTCAAGATAAGCGGGGTCTAAGCTGTTGCCTGTTTGCGTGTCGAATGCGGGGTGAGCTTTCTCAATATCGCAAACTGCATCGATGCCGAGCGCAATATCGGCCCGCAACAGGGCGTTGTAATCGTAGGGCCGTTGATTGTCGAACGGGTTATCCCCGCTTCGAGGAACTGTTGCCACAACGATTTTTGCCGTCGGAAAGCTGGCCCGAAGGCCTGCAATAAACGTCTGCGCCCGCGCCCATACCTGCGCCCCGGTTGGGACTTGGCCTGCGATTAGCGTGTTGCTAAAGTCATTGGTGCCAAGCGCGATGTAGATTATGTCACCAGCTACAAGGCCAAGCGTCGAATACTTCACGGGCCGCATCATCTCGTGGTCATTGGCATAGTCAACAATATCCCCGCCAGCGAAGAATGATCCGCCGTTGCCGTTGTGCAGGAGTGCCTTGCTTGGCGTCACATATTCATCTGGTGCACTACCCCCCCACGGCGTCACCGTGGCCCCCGCCCACTGCTGGAACCCCGCCGTTCCGTAGCTATCCGTCCCGTCAACACCAAGGCCACCGTGGCGGGCGAGGCTGTCACTGATTATCAGCAGATTGCGCTTGCCGTTAAATCGGCTCATGCGGCTCCGCGCCTCTTGGCGTGCGTATCCGGCAGGGGCCACCACAGTTGCACTCGTGACCTCTATGCCTTGCAAGTGAGGCGATACCGTAGCCCAAAGGTTATCAGGGCACTCCATCCACTCCACGGCACCAGCTAGGCCCCGCTCAAGTATAGCGTTTGTGCCTGCGGCTTGCGGCAAATCTTGGATTAGCCGCCTATTGCAAATATCCCCCGCCGTCTGGAATGACGGCTGCAATGTCATGTCTGGGATAGCCACGCCAGTGCGCGTAAATGGGTCTGGTTGAAAATAGTGCATCAGATGGGCCTCACACTATTTGCCCAATCGGAAAACGACTGGCGAACCGCTGGCGGGAGAACACCTTGCCCGATTGCGATTGTGTTATAAACGCCTGCAAAGCTGCCTCCGATAGCGGCCCCGAGGCTGTCCGTTGTCGGGTAGGCCGTGGCGGCAAAAGGCGTCTGGATGTTGGCCGCGACCTCGACGCCGTTGAACCATGCGCGGTTGTTAGCGGGGGTAACAAAATCGTGCTGCTCTTCAATTGTCACCCAAACCGTATCCGTTACCGTAATGCCGCTAGGGTCTTGCCTCCATACCCACGCGTTGCTGTCTGTTTGGTCAATGTGGGATCGAGGCTGGCCCCCAGCGTAACTTAAGACGTCAACGATAAGACGCCCAGTCTGCGTAGTGTTTACCCCGTCGTAAACCTTGATTAGGCGTGGAGCATTGGCTTTGTTTATAACCTGCACATTACAGGCAAAATAAATGCCGTTTGAGCCATTCAACGGCACCGCACCGCCACCCACTAGGGCCATAGACCGCGACAAGTCAGCCGTGAAGCTGGCCCCGTTGGCCACCGCATCCGGCTGGCTTGCGGCAACGGTCTGCTCCCAAGCGTTAGCCGCGCCGCGTGCCATTTCCGGCACACTCTGAACCTTTGCCCCGTTCAACACGGGCGCGGTGAAATCCCACGCGTAAAGGTCCGCGTGGGCGGTGTAGGGGAGCGAAGAGCCGCGACCCGCCGCTACATTCGAAAGCCCGATCCCGATCCCGATCCCGCTCATGACATGCCTCCATAATTGACGTAATTGTGCACTGTTGGGCAAGTGTGCGTAGGAACGACACCAGCGAGTGTTTTGGCTACACCGTTTATTCCATAAACGCCGCTCGCGAAACCGGCGATAAGCGGAGGCGCGTTGCCCTCGCGAGTATAGGCGGCTAGGGGCGAAACACCCCCGCTTGATAGCGCTAAACTTAGTCCTAGTGCTGGCATGTTATCACCTTATGATTTCCGCAATTAGCCTATGTTTCCAATTCGTTTCCGTAAGCGTTGCATAAGTCGGCGCATTCGGAACTACCCACCCGTAATTGCCTCGCTCCACGTAAAGGTTGCTGGCGTTGCCGTAAACGTTTACACCACTCCCCGCTTGAAGTTCAAAGAATGAGGTGAACGACATTGTGTCACCGACAGCGAAACCATGCTCGGCGGTTGTGCATTCCAGAACCACAAGCACCAAATCAGGTGCCGCCCCCAAGCTATGCGCTGTTGCGGTCGTGGCGTTCTTGGGGGGGAGCCCCGCAGTCCAAGCCGTTTTCTCATAAAGCGATGTTTGGGCGACGATCGCCGCTGCTATATTTGCGGCACTGGCCAGCCTCGGAGTTGTGCTTGTGCCTGCTTGAGCATCGGAGGCAGATAGCGAGCTGGCGAATGAAACCATATCCCAAATTGCAGCCGTGACCTGAGTAAATATAGCCACATCTCCTGCGCTTACCGTAATAGATGCACCGCCTATCAAATTAAGTTTAGTGACATCATGCGTCAATGTAAGCGCAGAATCAAAGCGCAGAATGACCGTGGTTCCTATCGCTAAATCCACTATGCTAGTGATTGTGGTAGTTCCTGTAATGTCAAACATATTCCCATCACTGCCCAGTGTTAATGCTGCTGCTGACGCTACATCCGCACCCTTAGACCACCGAATTTGATTGCCGCTAGTGTCGAGAACCCCGCCAAGTTGAGGGGTTAAATCTTCAACTAAATTAACAACGTGCGCAATCGGAGTTGGGTTAAGCACCACGAAACTACCAAGAGATGAAACATAAACCACATCATAGACACCTCCGCTTTGGATTTGGCCACTCGCAGGGTCGCCTACCCCACCTTGCCCGTAAACCTTCATCGCAACAAGCCCCAGCGTATCGACGTTAATCGTGCAAGCGCCCGTGTTGGAAAAACTGGCCCTAAACGCAAGCCTGATTTTGTCCTCGTATGCCGTAACCGTGCCACCCGTCGAGAGTGCGTAAGCGTTAGCCGAACCCGTGGTGGTTGTCGGCTTGGCAATATCAAGCAGGAAGTTTGCACTATCAGCCATAAGCGCGCGAATTGCGTTATCAAGCGCGTTAGCAAGCATAGCATCGGAAAGGCCAATTCCCGCAACCGCCGTGTTGTCTGTGGCCGTGGCCGAATAATCACGAATTGTCATTGCTGACCCCCAGTCATTGAAATACCGCCTCCCATAAGGAGAGGCCTAAGCATTGTTTCAGTCGCCCGGCTTGCGCGGGTTCCGCCCTGTTGTGCCACATTTTGCAACAGTTGGGCAAGAATTGCGTCACGTTGCGGGCCTTGTGCCGATAAGATTTTGCCTATATCAGCATTAGCCGCTGCGCGCCTTCCACCTGTTAATGCGTCCATAAGCGCGTTGCCCGCCTGATCAGCCGCCCGCTTTACTGGCCCTTGCTGACCTGTGTAAGATGCCCGCATATCAGATGAATCCCTGATTGCATCGCTCCTTTGTGCCGTTATAGAATTGCCAACAACCCGTCCGCGAGTATCCACAAAGGCTTGCTCGGAATTAAGCCGACCTATTAGCCGCCCCGCCTCTTCTTCGCCCAGAATAACATTTAGCTTTTCCCGGCTGGTGTCAGTAAGAAGAACACGCCGCGCCGCCGCATCGCCCGCCCGAGATGTTTCTGTAAGGTTGCGGATATCTTGGCGGACACCTTGCAAGAAGGCGGTCCTTTCCCCCTCCTTCATACCGTTAAGCATTGCCCTGATTTCCTCGGGGCTTTTATTTGTTGCTCGCCCGCCCCTGAAAGCTGTCAAGCCATCATTCAAGGCGTTATCAATCTCGTGAGTATCGGCCCAAACCCTACGCGCTTCTGAATAGTGCGGCACATTATCGAGAACATTATCTATTTCTCGCAATGTATCCTTTAGGACATTAGCTTGCTTCCCATTCCCGGCACGCGCCGCCGCATTTGCTGCATCACTTAAATCTGATCTCACATTGTGGAGTTGCTCTGCACTCATATCGCCGCCAAGTGATTCCTTGTAACGCCGTAGGACCGCGCCCGTATCTGGCCCAGCGGTGTCAATGCGCGCCGATATACTAGAGGCTATTCCATCCGTGTTTATAGGGTCAGGAAAAGCCTTAGCCGCTTCATATAGCGGGCTCCCCACATTTTGGCGGAGGTCAGTCTGCGCTGCTCGTTGCGCCGAATACTCCCCGCGTCCACCCAAAACATCGTCAATGGTGGCGTTCGTTCTTGTTGCAGCACCATCACCGCGTGACCTAATAGCCCCGACAATAGCATCACCGCCGGGGCCTTTCTGTCCAGCGATGCCCATGGCGCGCCCTTGAAGCGCTCCCGGCACATCAGCAAGCATCGCCTCCGGCCCCAAGTTATTCAAATAGTCTTGAATGTCTGGCACGGTTCTGGAGCTTGCTGCAATATCCTTCATTGCGTTACGCGTAGCAATGCCGCTCATTCCCCGAAGCGGGTTTGATGACCGATTGGCGATTGAGCCTACCAAATTTCGCCCCCCCCGAACCGCCGCACCAGCACCTGCCGCAAGCAATGGCGCGCCTGCGCCTATTACTGCTCCAATAGCCGCGCCGGGTGCTGCTGCTTCCATTCTAGGCATGAATCCGCCTTGAGCCTCGCCGAACCCTTGAGCGCCGCCCTCAACAGCCCCAGCGAGAAGACCACGCCCAGCCATTCCGGCTAAAGACGCCCCCCTTCCAACCCATCCGGCAGGCAAAACAGACGTAGCCGCCATCCCTGCGAATTTGCCCGCCCCGTAATCTTTAGGGTATTGCTGTTGAGCGATGAAATCGTCAAGCCGCATTGCATCCTGTGTTTCCTGCCCACCAACAAGCCCGCCAATTTCATCAGCGAACCCAAAAGAGGCCCCTTGCATAGCGCCACGGCCAACGGCAGGCCACCGCCCCATTTCAAGGTTAGCCGCGTCGCGCTGTGAATACAGGTTCTCAAGGGCGGCAGTCTCGCGCTGCCCACGTTCTGCGGGGTCGATAGCCTCCAAAACCTGAATGGCGTAGAGGATTTGTGATGCGTCCGCGCGGCCCTTTATTTCATTTCCCGCCATGTCATTGCCCCCCTAGAGCTAAAGCGTCATCTATGCTCATGCCTCCGACCGAGCCTGCAAATTCTTCCGGCGTAACCAGAGACCCAGTAACATCGCCATGCCCCAAAGCCCGCTGAATAGAACGGTTATACATGCCGCGCATCTGCGACTTGAATGCTATCGTAGTTGGTGTGTCCCCCGGCTGTGCGAAATATGTTTCGCGGATTCGCACAATCTCAGAAGGTGTCGCTGCCGCACCTGTCGAGATACGCAACGCGCCTTCTGCCCAAGCCGAAGCCGCCGATGTATAAGTTTGACCAGCAGATGATTGAAAAAAGTTACCAGCAATCGGAGTATTTCTGGCTACTGCATCTGAAATATTTGAGGGGTCCCATTGCGTTTCAATATCGCCTAGAACTGGAGCGGTTTCGTCCATCATGCTTTTGAACAAGGTTAACTTCGACTGGTCTGCCGTTAGGTCAACCTGCGAAGGGGCTGTGCCGCCGCCTTCTGGTGCATCAATCGGAACCCAAGTGCCGCCCTGCGGGCTATTCGCATCCGGACTCCACTGCACTGCGACATCAGAACCGTCAGACCTCGTGAGCGTTTGCACCTTTGGCGCGGATGTATCTACAGGTGGCTCAATACCATCAACCACTGACGGGCCTCCTTCTGCCGCCAAATCAACCAACCGCCCCCCGACTACCTTCCACCTGTTTGGGTCAAATTTAGGCTGTGCCATTTCTTGCTTGATCATAGCATTAGCATAAGCCCGCTGGCCATCTGATAGGTTGGGATCATTGGCGAGTTGAAACAACTGCATAAGCCGTTCATTTGGTGGGGCATGTGGCGGCTGGCCTTGTGGCTGGCCACCTGCATGGGTGGCCGCGTAATCTGATAGATGCGTGCCGTTGCTATCGGCGGGGTTATACGTTCCGCCGCTTTCAAGGAACCGTTTCATGCCGTGGTTGCCGCCAAGGTGCGCCATAGCCCTCATGCCGTTTTGCGTAATGGTAACGCCGTTTATGGTTTGCCCGATGTATTGGTTGAGGCCATTGCCCTGAATGAATTGGTCAGTGTCAGACACATTCCAGCGCTGCGCAGCCTCTTGAATTTGAGGGCTGGCAAGGAATTGTTCCATTGTTACGTTTTGGCCCGTGGCGCGGTTGTAGTCTGTTAGCCGCGCCTGCCCGAACTGATAGCGCCCGCCGTATCCCTCGCTGTTTACAATGCCGTAATTTCCGCCGCTTTCCGTGGTGGAAAGGCCGCTATTATAAGCATCAACACCGCCACCATTCACCGCGTCAACAATGCTTTGTGGTAGGCCTTGAGGGTTGCCAATGGGGATTGGCCCAGAAGTAATAGGCGCGCCTTGCTGTGGCTGTCCACCGGCACCAAGGAAAGCGTTAAACCTTGCCGTTGCCGCGTTCTGTGCCGCCGCCGCGTCCTGTTGGCCTAGCATGTCGTAGAGGCTGGACACTTGCCCATCTTGGGGAAGCATATCAAGCAAAGCACGGCGATTCCCACCAATGCCCATGTTATCCATAAGGGCCGCAATGTTGCTTCTGCGCTCGTCGCGCTCAACGCCTTGGTTATATGCTTGAAGGTTGCCCCCCTGCACGCCTTGTAATGCGCTGCCAAAGTCTTGCATCCGAGCGCCTAGGCGTGGCTGCCAGTCTTCTTTTTGAAAGAAATTACTAAGGCTCATAGGACGCCCCTTTCATATTGAGACTACACATCAAAAGAACCCGCCAATTCCAGTAATTACTTTACCAAAGTCCGCCAGCGACCAAGGTTTTCTTTGCGTGGCGTTAGACGTTCCGCCCATGCCGCCCATCATGGCGCTCAGTTGGGCGTATTGCTTAAGCGCATCCATGGGGGCATTTTGGGCCTCGGAATATTGTGCCATGTCAGCATTTATATTCTGCTGGTTCAATCGATCTCGCATCCCGCCAGCGGCAAGCCGCCCCTGTGCATCACTGCGCCCAAGTCCTGCAATCTGCGGTGCCATGCCCATTGCGGATAGTTTGCGGTTCTGAGCACCCCCCCAAGCACCGTATTCAATGCCGCCAATTGCGTCAGCCATACCGCGCCCAAACTGTTGCGCGCCTAGGCCAGTGTTAAGCCCCCCGCCCGCAAGCGTTGACCCAAGCGCCGCCTTAGTGTCCGCAATCGTGGTCGCCTTCATTTGGTCAAATGCTCTATTCCTCGCCCCGTCATCCATAAACCCAGCAAAGGCATTCTCGGCCATTGGGGTTATATTTGAACCAGCCTGCAAGCCCTGCATTCCCTGAAGGGTTGCTGGTGAAAAGTTAGCCACCCGCTGGCCCGTATATGGGTCAACCTGCATACCACCGGAGTTATACAAATCGCTCGATGCCCCGATTACATCCCGCAATGCGCCTTGCGCTGGTGCCCAAGGGTCAGATACGGTCTTTTGTGTTGTTGTCGTGCTCATAGGTCTTGCTCCATAATTCGGTGGGTTTCTTTGAAGCCCATTGTTCTGAGCATTTTCGTATGCCCGGGGCGGTTAATCACCCGAAGCCGTTTTGCGCCGATGTGCTTTGACCATGCCATAATTTCGCTAACTAACATAGTGTTCCAATCCTCTCGGCCCTCACCAGCGCAGTGGGTAAACTCCACCACCTTAATTTCGTTCTCAACAACTTGGGTAAGCCCGCAAGCCTTGACCTTGCCATCCCACGCCATCCAGCATTGCCTTTTGCCCTCAATAACCTCAGAAGCTAAATGGTCGATTGTTTCCTCTCCGTGGCTGCGATCGACAAAAGAATTGAAATGCCAGCCCACTAGCGGGGCGATCTTAGGAAACTCCTTAGCTGGAATGCCTACAATGTCCATGTATCGCCCCCCTCAACCTGCAATCCCCAAGCAAATAGCTGCAATCCCGTAGCGCTGGCAGTCGCTGCCATATCAACTGCGTCCGGCAGTAGAATGTCGGAAAATCCAACCACATCAACAGTAGTATTCGCGGCAATCGACAAGCTGCTAAGCCACGTATTCGAGGCCTTTATAATTGAAAGTGTAATTGTGCCCGCCGTGGTATTGCACACCGACATTTTGCGCAGAAGAAAGAATTTGCCAGCCAATCCGGTGTAAATAGTGGTTGCCGTAGTTAGAATCGCCACGTCAATCGCAACTGGCGTCATTAAGCTGGCATTGCGCCGCTGTTTCTGGTCACTAAATGGTGATTGCGCTAGTTTCATTTTGCCCCCGACATTCTGGCCTGAATGTGAACGGCTGACGCATTGTTCCAGTCTGCGTTGGCCGGAATAACAACACGAACCGCGACAAACCGCGCATCGACCTTATGCGGGCAAAACCCATCGTCGCCCTCTGATGATGAAGCTGATGCCGTCTGTGCCATGCCCTGATTGGCGCGGCTTAGAACCTGCGTTCGCGTATTGCCTGCCGTGTTTTCAACAATAGGCAAAACCCCCGTAACATGCGAATTGCGGCCAGCTTGAATTTGGAAATCCCCCGTTTCAATCGTGGCCTGACGTGGCGCACCAGAGAACACCGAAAATTCAGACCCCGTTCCACTGGCGATAAACGCCGCTAAAGTGAAGCTCTTTGCCTCAAAATCACTGTTTCCAATAACACCCACATCAACAATCCCCGACGGGTAAAGCGTAGACAAGCCCGCCAGCGTTACCGCATCCGTTTTAGTTTTTACAATAAAATCTACAGGCTCTTCAGCATACGCCCACTTGTCATCCGCAAATGAATATATGATTTGCCGCGTGAACCCCGATCCTGACGTTGGGATAAATGACCATACGATTGATTGCTTTGGCCAGTTTAACGCTCCTTGCACGCGGTCATATTCAGCCTGATTGACCTCGCCAATAAACCATTCCGAAACCCGTTGCGAGCTAATTGGCTCAACTGTTGATCCGTTTGTTACGTAGAACCCATCTTGGCTAAGAAAATAGGTGTTAAACCCGATAGTCACCGCGCTATCAGGTGCAGAACACCCACGGTCAACGGAAACCTCCTCAAAGTCAAACACCTTGGGCGAACCAATGAATGTCATGCGCCAGATAGCCCGCTCTTGAAACACAATTCCGAAGCGCCCGCCAATTATGCCCGTAATACGCCCGTATTTGGGGTCTAAATCGCGGTAATCTGATAATTCACCACGATCAGTTACCCAATTCCCGTTGGGGTTATTCAAAGCTGACCATCGCACCC